CCCCTCCCCCTGCTGCTGCTGCTTGCGCGGACGCGGGTTGCGAGGTTCTGGGCGATCCTCCGGCCGAGAGACCGGTTGCCGGCCGCCTTCCGGATTGGTTCGAGCCAGCCCAGCGGGTGCTGGTGGCCGCCGGCTTCGATCCCGATGAGCCATCGACCTTCGGCCAACGCCCGTTTGTCGCCCGCTGGCTCAAGGATTGGGACCTCGAACTCGACATTCTGCCGACCGTGACCTCGCTCGCCGCTGCCCGCGCGGCCAAGGGCCAAGGGCCGCCGAGGGGCATCAAATATTTCGAGGCCGCGATAGCCGATGCCCACGCAACTCGCACGTCCCCGTTACCAGAAGGCACCCCAGGAGCCCGGAATGTTCAAACCCGTAAGGATCGATCCAAGGCAAGTTGGACAGACGCCCTCGACCAACTCGGGGAGTTCGCCCGGCGTGAGCCAGCAGGAGGCGGCGGAGGCGGCGCGGAGGTTGTTCAGCTACTTCCCCCCGCGCGAAGTGGGTGACCCGATGGTGGTTCTGGCCGGCACAGTTGAACTGCTGATGCAGTATCCGCGCTCGGTGCTGGCGTCTATCCTGAGCCCGATTTCTGGCCTTCCGGCCACGATGAAGTGGGCTCCGTCAGTGGCGGAGATTCGTGACGCGTGCGAATCCCGCATGTCCTCGATCAGAGCGCGGCAGCGGCAACAGGACGTCCAGCGAAGCCAGTTACAGGAGCGCCGTCAGATCGAGGATCGCTCATCCCGCAAGTCCTATGACGAGATAGCCGACGATCTAGCGCGCCATGGGATCAATATCAGGGCCGGGAAGGCGTCATCGCCCGCTCTGTCTGGACGGGATGATTTCAAGGAGAGGTTCGGGCTGTCTGACGACGACTTCGACGCCCTCCCCGATCAACCGATGAAGAAGGTGGGATGATGAACGAGTATATTTACGATCTAGCGCTTGTTTTTGCGGTGATGTTCGCGGGGCTTCTTGGTGTGGTCGATTTGGCCGGAGCCGCCTGCCTCTTTGGCCTCATCTAATGTTTCACGTGGAACATAAAGGAAACAGATATGGACAATGACCGCGACGTTTCCGTGCTAGGTACCACTGGTGATCTTAGGCTTGAGGGCGGCGGCACCGAAGCGCGGACAGCCGGTTCTTTAAGACAGAGGATCGCCTATATCCTTGAACCGTATGCGTTCGACGCAGAGGTTAGCAGAGCCGAAGATGCGGACTACTACGTCCGCATAATGGGTCGCAGGCTGTACGGATTCCGGAAGGCGGATGAGATAATCGCCATTCTAGAGGCCGAACGATCACCAGTGGTGACTCTCCCGGAATGAGATCGGGACTTGTCCCAAATTTGTCCTGCGTATCTCCCATAACCCACTGCCAAGGCAGGACCACATGGCCAAACGCAAGCTCAAGCGCTCACAGATCACGCTGGCAGGTCCTAACGGGCCTGTGACGCACGACAGGCGCGCCAGTGACCTATCCCGACAGGCTGAGACGGTAGAGGCTCAGGTAGATGACCCATATGAGGCCGGGGCCAAGATCATCGTCATGCGGAATCTGCGTGATGATCCTCTCGCCCGTCTCAGGGCCAGAGGCCAGATCGACGAGGGCCAATACCTCGGCGGACGTCACTGGCAGCAGGAATACGAGATTGCCGAGCTGGGAGCGGCCAAGGCTATCGACACGACCAAGGAGGCTGTGGACGGCGGGCAGATCGCGCAGGACGGCCTGACGGAGCGGCAGCAGAAGGCATTCCGCGCGCTGGCGCTGGCGTCAATTAAGCTGGGCTTGGAGGGAGAGGCGCTGATGATGGACTTTCTCGTCCATGGCCGAGGCATCAAGGAGATCGCAGCACGTCGCGGCTGTGACACCGAACCAGAGCTTAAATATTTCGGCCGGCGCATCAGGGAATGCTTGGAAACCCTCGCCATCGCCTTCCGATACGTCTCACCGGCTGTTAATAGCGGGGAGAACAAACCGAATACACTTGCGGGACTGGTCCAGCAAACGTAGGGTAAAAGTCGAGATGTGGGACTGCGCCCTGATGGGTGGAGGTCCCGTTCTGATTCAGTGCGGCGGCGTGGAAGGACACGCAGTCGGTGGCGCGGTTGGATAGCTCAACGGTAAGAGCGGCTGGCAGTGTGCTTGGTTCAACTCCATCGCTGCGCGTCAACGGGGCCAGCAGCCGGTATCAAGCCCGGCCCGCATTGATCCAAGTTTGCGGTGTTGCTTGCCGAAAAGGCCCCTGGGCTGCGAAAGCTAGGCAAGACGGTTGGCGATTAGCCCCACCGCAATCCAATTCGACGCTGCGGCGCTGAGAGCAGAAGCGCATCCGGTGCGCACCGGGTCCGGGATTATCCAAGAGCCCAGCGGGCGTCGCGACCCGCCAGCATCGAAGCCTTACAGACTGCTAAAGATCGCTATTGACGCTTACAGGCCGCCCCTCACCGGGCGGCTTTTTCATTGGCCACCTCCCACACGGTTACAGAGGACTGAATGGCTGACGTATCTCTTGAGACAGTAAGAGACTGCGAAGCGCGTCTTACACAATGGGGCTACGTGAAAGATCAGAGCGGCAAATGGACCGGCAAATGGTTTAGCGCCGAGATCAAAGACGAGTTCGGCCCGTCGGTTATGGGAAAGCGCAGTAGGGTCATCAGTTTCCGGAGGTTACCTTGAGCAGTCAGATACTTGGTGTCGGCTTCAGGGTCCGCGAGAGCGAGCGGAGCCGCCTTGTACGCCAAGCGCAGGATCACTGTCGGGCTGCCTTTCTCAAAGAAGCTGTGCGCCGGCCCGATCTGATCGAGGCATGGAGTGACCAGATGAAAATTGCTGTCGATTTCTTCGCGAAGGCAGACATGGCGACACTGAAACGGTTCAAATTCGATGTCCTTGAGGTGGCCAACCAAAGTTCCCTAAATGGCTAAAGCACCGACAGATATCCGCTCTTTGGCGCGCTCCTACACCGAAAGCGCCATCAAGACGCTTGCTGGCGTTATGCAGCAGCCCGAAGCGCCGCCCGCTGCTCGGGTTTCCGCTGCGACGGCCCTGCTTGATCGAGGCTGGGGCAAGCCTGCGCAGACCGTAGACATGACCGTTCGCCGGCAGATTGCCAAAGACCTGAGTGACGATGAACTCGCAGATATCGCGGTCGGCAGCGGCGACGGAGTTGCTGAAACGCCGGTCGATCCGAGCCAGCTTAACTGAATGGGCGCGTCTCTGCGGGTTTGAGCCTGCCCGGCACCATAAGGTGCTGATCGAAGGGCTTGAGGCTGTAGAGCGTGGCGATATTCCTCGGTTGGCAGTGTTCATGCCGCCGGGCAGCGCCAAGAGCACCTATTCGAGTGTCCTGTTTGTCCCATGGCTGATGCAGCGCCGTCCCAAATGGAATGTGCTGGCCGCTTCGCACACGACCGAGTTGGCGGAGAAGTGGGGCAGGCGAGTACGAAACCTGATCCAGGAGCACTCACTACCTCTCAATCTGGCGCTGGCGGAGGACAGTCAGGCAGCCGGCCGTTGGGCGTTGCAGACCGGAGGCGAATACTACGCTGCTGGCGTCGGGACCGGCATTGCTGGTTTTCGCGCGAATATGGGTCTGATCGATGACCCGATCCGGTCACGACAGGATGCCGACAGCCAACTAATCCGGGATCGTATCTGGGACTGGTACCTAAACGACTTCCGCACTCGTCTTGTGCCTGGTGCCCGTGAGGTGCTGATCCAAACCCGCTGGCATGAGGATGATCTTGCCGGCCGGGCGTTGAACCACGACGAATGGCACGCGATCAGCCTGCCGGCGGAGGCAGAGGCAAACGACCCGCTCGGCAGAAAGCCCGGCGAATGGCTCTGGTCGGATGATGATTACGGCTACGGCGAGCAGATGCGGGCGGTCAAGCGGACCACGCCTGCCCGCACATGGTCCGCGCTCTACCAGCAGCGCCCGGCGCCAGAGGAAGGCACATTATTCCGGAAGGAATGGATCAAGCCGGTGTCGAGCCTGCCGGACCTCAAGACCATGCGGATATACGGCGCATCGGACTATGCCGTTACCTCAGATGGCGGGGATTACACGGTCCACGGTGTGGCGGGGATCGATCCGGAGGGCCGGATGTACCTGCTGGACGTGTGGCGGCAGCAGGCAGCATCGAACATCTGGGTTGAGCGGTTCTGCGATCTGGTCCTGCGATACAAGCCAATGGCTTGGGCGGAAGAAACGGGGCAAATCCGCTCCGGTGTCGGCCCGTTCATCGATCAGCGGCAGCGTGAACGCGGCGCCTATGTCTATCGGGAGCAGTTCCCGACGCGGGGCGACAAGGCGGTTCGAGCGCAGTCGATCATCGGCAGGATGGCGCTGAATGGGCTCCATGTCCCTGTCGGAGCGGACTGGCTGCCTGACCTTTACAGCGAGCTGCTGAGTTTCCCGGCGGGCAAGCACGATGATCAGGTTGATATGCTCGGCCTGCTTGGACAATTGCTCGACAAAATGATGCACGGAGACGCGCCGGCTAAGCCTGCTGTTCGGGAGGACCCGAACGGTTATAGCGAGCCTGAGGCGCAGGACGACGGCGGACTCTGGATGGTTGCTTGATGCAAGGCGATTATAGCGCCGGGACGCCCACAGCGGCGACGAATCCCGGTGGACAATCATCGTCTGCGCCGTCGCAATACTGGGATCTGGCTAAACTCAAGCGTGCGTACACGGACTATCTTGGCAACAAGAGCGCGGAAATTGACGAGGCGAAGAACGCCCGCCGATACTACCATGGTGCGCAGTGGACCGCCGAACAGATTAAGGTCCTCAAGAAGCGGAAGCAGCCTGTCCAAACCTACAACCGCATTCGCCGGAAGGTGGACGGTGTTGTGGGCATTCTGGAACGGCTCAGGCAGGACCCGAAGGCATTCCCCCGGACGCCACAGCACGAGGAAGGAGCCGATCTGGCAACGGCCTGCATCCGCTATGTGCTGGACCAGCAGGAATGGACCCCCAAGAGCAGCGAAGTAGGTCGCGACGGCGCTGTTGACGGCTTCGGCGGCATTGAGATCAACCTTGTCAGCGGCGACAGCAACTCGCCAGAAGATAAGGATGTCGAGTTCGAGGTCGTAGAGCCTGACACGTTCTTCTATGACCCGCGCAGCTATCGCGCCGACTTCTCGGATGCCCGCTATATGGGCGTCAGCAAGTGGGTTGACCTAGACCTCGCCAAGGAAATGTTCCCGGATCGCGCGGAGGACCTGGACGCAGCGGTTCAGGACGGGACCGAGTTCACGACCAGCCCAGACCGTGAGAACAAGTGGTTCGACACGACGCGGAAGAATGTCCGTCTTGTCGATTGCTGGTATCTGCACAAGGGTCGCTGGTGCTATTCGATCTTCACGGGCGCATTGGTGCTGATGGAGGGCGAAAGCTATCTGGTCGATGAGAAGGGCCGGACGGAATGCAAGTTTATCATGTATTCCGCCAATATCGACCATGACGGGGATCGGTATGGCTTTGTCCGTGACCTGAAATCGGCACAGGACTCCATCAACTTCAAGGAATCAAAGCTCAACCAGATTTTGGCGTCCCGCCGACTGATCATGACCAATGGATCGGTCAACGACGTTGAGAAGGTCCGCGCGGAATGGGCGCGACCTGACGGTGTCGTGGTCGCAAACCCCGGCGGTGAGATCAAGGCGGACGACCAGACGTTTGACTTTGCCGGCTGGTCGAAGCTGCTTGAGGGCGCAAAGACGGAGGTCGAGAACTTCGGCCCGAACCCGGCTGTTCTCGGCACGGGTGTGGAACGGCAGTCGGGCCGCGCCATCCAGCTATTGCAGCAAGCCGGCATTGCCGAGCTTGGCCCCTACATCGCCGCCTATCGCGGATGGAAAATCCGGGTTTACCGGGCGATCTGGAATGCGATCCAGCGTCACTGGTCGGCCGAGCGTTGGGTCCGGGTGACTGACGACGAGGGTTTGGCGCAGTTCATCCAGATCAATAGCCTTGGAATTGACCCAGCAACCGGCCTGCCGACGATTGTCAACGCGCTCGGTAATCTAGACGTGGATATCATTATCGACGAGGGGCCGAACAGCATCACGATGATGGCGGACACCTACGATGCCCTTCTTGCGCTGGCGTCGTCTGGTTCGCCGGTTCCGCCTGCCGTTCTGATCGAGCTTTCGCCCGGTATCGACTCCCGCACCAAGAAGAAGGTGCTCGGCATGATTGAGCAGGCCAACCAGCCCGGCCCGGCGCAGGAACTGGCATTGGCGGGTGAGCAGGCCAAGGTGGAGAAAACACAGTCCGAGACGATGCTGAACATGGCGCGGGCGCAGGAAGCGGGCCGCCCGGATATGTCCGCGTTGCAGCGCATGGACGGCCCCACAGTCTCCCCCGAGGCTCAGGAGGCCAAGGCATGGGCGGACGTGGACGCCACGCAGGCCAAGGCCAGCCAGAGCCGCGCCACTGCATATAAGGCGACCGTCGATGCCTCATTGGCTCCGGAAAAGCTTGCCAGCGATATCCAGTCGCAGGCCGAACAGAACTGGCTGCGCCAGCGCGAGCCGGTTTAACGAGATCGTCCGCCCCACGATACGGGGCAATCGTTTAGAGCCGCGATAAGGCTCTCGGCGCGTCCGCCGTCAATGGATGAACCACGTAATCGCACGACACGCGAAAGGACGTATGGCCCATGGCCGACGAAGACAGCGAGCTATTCAACACTGCACTGACCGACGACGTTCCTCAGGACGCCTCGCCGGAGCTACAGCCTGAACAAGGCAGGCCCCGTGATGAGGCTGGTCGATTTGTCTCGGCTGAACAGCCGGCCCCACAGCCGGAAGTCCAACCTGACATCGCCCCTGCCCCGCAGATCGCGGAGCAGCCCACGGAACAGCCGCAGAACTCCAAAGATGAGATTCCATCGTGGCGTCTCAGGGAGGAAGCGGAAGCGCGTCGTGCAGCCGAGCAACGGGCCGCTCAGTACGAGCGTGACATGGCCACGTTGCAGGCCCAGCTACAGCAGTTGCAGCGCCAGAACCAGCCGCAGCCTCAGGCACCGGACCTCTATGAGGACCCGGCCGCCTTCGTCAATCATGGCGTCCGTCAGCAGTTGGACCCCATCGAACAGCGTATCTGGAACACCCAAGCCTACTATTCTCGCAAGGACGCCGAGCGTGAGCATGGACCGGACAAGGTCAATGCTGCATTGCAGGCTGCCCAGCAAGCGAGATCGGCAGGCGATCCGGAGGCAATCTCTCTGGATAACCGACTGGGATCATCCATCGACCCGTTTCGGGAACTGATGGCATGGCACCAGAAGCGTGAGGTGTTTTCCCAGATCGGCAACGATCCGGAAGCGTGGTTCACCAAACGTCTGCAACAGGCGTTGAATGACCCGTCGCAGGCCCAGAACATCGTCAAGATGGTCACGGGTCAGGTTCAACAGCAGCAGCGTCCTTCGGTCACGCAACTCCCGCCCTCCCTGAGTCGGACCCCGGCGGCCTTCGCGGCTGATGATACGGGCGACGACGACAGCGACAGCGGGCTCCTGAAATCCGCTTTGCGCCGATAGACGACAGCACATCACGAGAAGGAATGGCCCGCTCAGAGGCGGGCTTTTTGCTGTCGCGGGCGCTCTGAAAGGACGCTCCAATGGCTATCACGACCCCCCAGGCGAATAACAAGCTTGTCCAGTACCGCAAGGAACTGATCAAGGAATTCGTCCGCGAAAACATGTTCTCGCCCTATATGGGCGATGCGCCGACCTCGATCATCCGCACCATCTACGACAACAAGAAGGGCGGCGAGCAGGTCAACGTTCCGCTGGTCCGCTCTCTGTCCGGCGCGGCGAAGTCCACCGGCACCCTGACTGATCAGGAAGAGGCCATCTCCAACTACGGCATGCGTGTCTGGGTGGATTGGGCTCGTCATGCGGTCGCCACCAACGACGCCGAGGAACAGAAGGACTCCGCCGATATCTTCGGTGAGGCCAAGCCGATGCTCTCCGACTGGGGCAAGGAGCTCCAGCGCGACGAGATCATTCAGGCGTTCATGGCCCTGCCGTCCGAAACGGCGCCGGCTGGCCTCGGGTCCAGTGCTGGACAGCGCGTGAACGGACAGCTTTATGCTGACGCCACGGCGACCGGCCTGAATGCGTGGGCGGCGGCCAACTCCGACCGCATTCTGTACGGCAATGCTGTCGGCAACTACTCCGGCACGCATGTCACCGATCTTGCCAAGATCGACGTGACCAACGATCGGTTCGTTACCGATTCGGTGAGCCTGCTCAAGCGGGTTGCCAAGCTGGCCCAGCCGCGCATCCGTCCGTTCAAGACCAAGGATGGCTACGATTATTTCGTGGCCTTCGCTGGCACCACGGCGTTCCGAGACTTCCGGGCTTCGATGGACACAATCCATGCGGATGCCCTGCCCCGGTCGAAGGACAACATCATCTTCCAGGACGGCGACCTGATGTACAACGGCGTGGTCGTCCGCGAAGTCCCCGAGATCGATAATTTCGTGGATGATGTGTGGGACTCCGGCATTATCGGCAATCTCGCGACCGGCGGTAACGGCAGTTCGCGCGTGTCTCCGGTGTTCTTCTGCGGACAGGCGGCCCTCGCCATGCCGTGGGCGAAGATGCCGACCCCGACGTTCCGGGAGTCCACGGACTACCAGTTCATCAAGGGTGCCGGCATCAAGATGTGCTATGGTGTCGCCAAGACCTTCTTCAAGGAAAGCACGTCCTTGAAGCAGTGGGGCGTCGTCTCTGGCTTCTTCTCGTCCCCGGCTGATGCGTAAAGGAGGGTTGAATGACTCTCCCCAACCGCACGTATCCGGGCCTTGATGGCCTCGGAACCTTGATCCAGCCCACGCAGGGCTGGATTGAGGTTGTTGACGTGGTCAAGGACCACAACGTCGTCCGGGCGGATTTTCGGTTCCGCCGCGTCCGCATTCCCGTCACTGACGCTACCACCTCAGGATCATATGGCGCCTACACGTTTTTCCAGTTCGGAGAACAGGCCATCTCGTTCCTGGGGTCGCGGCAGGACTATACGTCCTATGTGTCTGACGGGACCGGCGTTCCGAACGATACCGCATTCGAGATTGGTATCGGCACGACCGCTATTGCGGAAGCTGCTGATGGCACGCTCGGGGACGGTACGAATGAGAACATCGGGCAGGCTGTTAGCCAGACGCTTTCCAGTGGCACCACGACCGGATCGGCCGTGACCAATGGTGCTGTCGTCAACGGGACGGCGACGGCCTGCAAGATGGCCCTCAACTTCTCCGGGTCCGCCGCTACCGTTGACGGTGATGGCTGGATTGACGTGAACGGCACCTTCTCGGTGTCGTTCATGATGCTCGGTGACGACTGATCAATCGGGCGGGGCTTCGGCTCCGCCCTTTTTCATGGTGATTGATGGCAAAACTGGCGATCTGCGTGGTGTCCAACCGGGACCATGTTCCCGACTTCACGCGCTGCTTGGCCCACATGACCGCCTTCATCGGGGTCAATCCTCTGTTCGAGGACGTGTCCCTCAAGGTCGCCAAAAACTGCTCCCTGCTGTCCGTAGCACGTCAGGGGATGCTCGATGAATGCCTGTCTGAGGGCTGGACGCACATGCTCTGGCTCGATGACGACATGGTGTTTCCGCCACATCTAGCCCATGCGCTCTATGCGGCAGATAAGCGGTGCATCGGCGTCAACTCCCTGCGGAAGAACCCGGAATACCTGCACTACACCGCCAAAGGATTGGACGGGAAATGGGTGGAATCAAAGGGCAGGAAGGGTGTCGAACAGGTCGCCACGGTCGGATTGGCGCTGTTCATGCTCAACCTTGATGCAGTGAAGCAGACGGCCAAGCCGCACTTTGAAGTGCGCTGGAACGATGAGGCACAGGTCTATTCCGGCGAGGATATGTATTTCTGCCGCAAGCTGACCGCAGCCGGTGAAACCATCCACATCGACCATGATCTGTCCAACCAGTGCGGCCACGTCGGCTCGCTGGTCTACACATTCGATTTCTATGACAGGTTCGCGAAGCAATGAGCACCTTTAGCAAACAGGACGTGGTGACGCGCTGTTTGCGCGACTTGAGCCTGATTTCTGCGGAGGAAGCCCCGTCCCCGGATGATCTTGCGTTCGGGATTGAGACGCTGGAGTCGGTATTCGACCAGCTTTCCGCTGAAAGCATTCAGTTCTGGAACACGTCCTCAGGCTCTGTCGCACGTCCCTACCTGGTCGCGCTGTCGAAGCGGCTTGCCCTTGATGTGGGGCCGGCATTCGGGCTCGGCACGATTGCCGAGGCAGAGGCCGCGAAACAGGCGGCGAATTTCGCCCTGCGTCAGATCGGCCCGAAGGCACCGACCGGCGCTGTCCAGCAGGGCGGCTATTTCTGATGACCGCCGTCCCCATCGCATTCCAGACCAATCGGGGCAAATACGCCTTTATGGGCGTGACCTCGCTGGTCAATGCCTATGCGGAGAAGCTGGGCGAGGACGCCAAGGGCGTTCTGGGCATCATGGCCTGCGATGGCACCCTGCCATTTGCGTCTGGCCCTGATACGCCGTGCCGTGGCGCGATCTATTGCGACGACCTGCAATGCGCATATCTGGTGCACTCGTCATCCGCGTGGAAACTGACTGCTGACGGGACCATGACCCGGATCGGGACCATCCCCGGCGCGTCGAAGGTCACGATCACCCGCAATCAGGCGACTATTCCGCAGATTGTGGTCCAGACCGATGTGGGCTGCTATGTCATTTCGTCGGATACTGTGACGCGGATCGTTGATCCGGATCTGCCGCATGACGTCAATTCGGTCGATTATCTCGTCGGCTATGTTCTCTATTTCGGAGATACCGGCCGCTGGTACTATTCGGAGCAGTCCGAGGCCACGATCATCGACGGTCTGTCGTTCTACACGGCGGAGCAGCTTCCGGACCGGCTGGTGCGCGGTTTTGTGGATCGGTCGGAGCTGTTCCTGTTCGGCACGAAGGTCACGGAGGTCTGGGCACCGACTGGCGTTGCGGATGACCCGTTCCGCCCTCGATCCGGGTCCAGCACCATCCCGAAGGGCCTTCTTGCCAAGCACTCCGTTGTCTCGACGGACGGCTCAATCCTGTTCGTCGGCTCTGATGGCATCGTTTATCGCCTGAACGGCTACACACCGACCCGGATCAGCAATCACGAGGTTGAGCGCGCAATCGAGGCGGACCCGGCTCCCGAGAGTATCGAGGCCATGGCATGGGCCAGTCAGGGCCATAGCTTCTACAACATCACCGGAACGGACTGGTCCTATTCCTACGACGCCGCAACTGGCGTTTGGCACAGGCGCAGGAGCCACCAGAAAACCCGCTGGCGTCATTCCAATGCCTTTCAGGCTTGGGGCAAGACCATCGTGGCCGACCGCTTCGGCGGTAATGTCTACTATTTCGACTCCGACACGACGACCGAAGCCGGCGCGCCGATGATCTGGGACGTGGTGTCACCCACAATGCACGCCTTCCCGAATGGCGCAATCGTGGACGCGATGCACTTCGATATGGCAACGGGCTATGGCCGGCTGCTTCCCTCCGATCAGGGATATGATCCGGTCGTCATGCTGTCGTGGTCCAATGACGGCGGGTCTACCTTCCCGATCACGCGCCATCTCTCGCTTGGCAAGCGCGGCCAATATCGGACCCGTGTGACTAGCCGTCGTCTCGGTCGGTTCGGCCCGAAAGGTCGCGTGTGGAAACTGTCCGTCTCTGATCCTGTCGCGCGCGGCCTTGTCGCTGCCGACGCCGCTGTCCGGCCGCTGAGACTGTAATGGCAACACGCAGGACGACGCTCCCGCGCGTCGATATCGATCCGGCCCTCTCCGACTATCTGGAGGGGCTGGAGCGGCAGATTTACGCGCTTCAAGAGGCGCTCAAGGATCAGAGCGGCGGGACGGAAACCAGCCTCACCGCGATCAACCAGCGCATCGACACGCTATCTGACGACCTGACCGCCAAGACCTTCCCGGCAATGCCTGCCCAGCCGGACCTTGATCCGGACACGGCGGACACTGCCGACATCTCGACCGCTCACAACGACCTTCTGGCCGCCCTTCGCACTTCCGGCCGCATGGATACCTGACCATGGGATTCTTCGACGATCTATCCGGCAAGACTGCCTCGGATGCCTCGAACGCCGCCGCTGCTGACACCTACCGGAAGCAGCAGGAAGCGAACCTGCGGATGATCCTGGCCGGCGAGAAAAGCCGTGACCAGTTCGCCCAGCTTGCAGGCAGCTTCGATCCGTTTGTCTCCGGAGGTTTACAGGGTCAGCAGAGCTATCTCGCCGCCCTCGGCCTTGCTGGGCCAGAGGCGCAACAGGCTGCTATCGCGAACTTTCGGGCGTCCCCTGGCTATCTTGAAGGGTTGACGCAGGGCAGCAGCGCAATCACGGGCAACAGGGCGGCATCCGGGCTGCTGAACAGCGGCGGCACGCTCAAATCACTCCAGAAATTTGGCAGTGACTATGCCGACAAGCAGTTCGGTAGCTGGCTGGACCGCCTGTCCGGCCTTGGTGGACAAGGATTGCAGGCCACTGGCGCGCAGGTTGGCACGGCTGGTACTGGCCTCAACAATGAGTTCAACGCGCGGCGCACCGCCTATACTGGTGAATACGGCTCTGCCGGCACCATCGGTCAGGGCATGGTGGCGGGCGCAACGGCGCAGGCGCAGGGCGCGAACAACATCTTCGGAGCCGGTATGAACCTCGCTGGCAAGGCGCTCAGCGCATTCGGCGGGTTCTGACCATGACAAACCCCTTCACGGTTCAGGTTCCGTCGATCCTCGATGCGCTCAGCCAGTTCGATAAGGGCTATGCCTGGGGCACTGAGCGGCGGAAGGAAGGGCAGTTGCGGGATGCTGGCCGCTCGTTGCAGAAGCGCGACTTCGGCTCTGCCATCGACCAGTTGATGGGCGCCGGCCAGCTCGACGCTGGCATCAAGGTCATGGGATTGCAGGAAGCTGAACGCACGCGCGGACTACAGGCGCAGGCAGATCAAGCGGCCTTTGCGTCGATCACCGGCATTCCGTCGGCTTCCGGGCAATCCGCCAGTGCCCCGCAATCGTGGGGCAACGCCATCGCCGGCATTGAGTCCGGCGGGCGATATGACGCCCTCGGCCCGCTCGTCACGAAATCCGGCGACCGCGCCTATGGCAAATATCAGGTCATGGGCAACAATATCCCGGAGTGGACGCAGGCGGCCCTTGGCAAGCGGATGACACCGCAGGAATTCCTCGCTGATCCGCAAGCGCAAGACGCCGTGTTTAAACATCGCTTCGGCCAATATGCCGCAAAATACGGTCCGGAAGGTGCCGCCCGCGCGTGGTTTGCCGGCGAAGGCGGGATGAACAACCCGAACGCCAAGGACCAGCTTGGCACGTCAGTTCAGCAGTACGGCCAGCGGTTTGCTCAGGCGGCAGGTGTGCCCGCGAGCGGTGCTGACCCGGCCGCCATGCCGCCGAACGCACAGCTAACACAAGGATATGCAATCCCCGGCCAGCAGCAGGCCGGCGGCCCGAATCTGTCGCCTAGAGCGCGGAATTTACTTGGGGCGATGGCGAGGCCGAACCTGTCAGCCAATGCCCGCGATGCGCTCAAACTGGCTTTGAACCAAGAGTTCGAGCAGAACAAGACGCCGGAAGCTGTCCGCCAGTACCTGTTCGCCAAGGGAGACGGATACAGAGGTAGCTATCTGGACTTCCAGCGCGACCTGAAGCGCACCAACGATGATCCGCGCCTGGTCGAATTGTTCGATGAGAATACCGGCCAGCCCTATAAGGCCCGATACGACTCCAAGACAGGAGAATATACTCGCGTGGGCGGCGTGAAGGCTCCGACCGGCATGCAGATCACGACCAACAAGGATGGTACAGTCAGCCTTACGCAGGGGCCGATGAAGGGTGGAAAGCTGACAGAGCAGCAGTCCAAGGATTCCGTGTTCCTGACCCGCGCAGTGGGGGCAATGCCAGTCCTAGATGCTCTGGGGGACAAGCTTGCGTCTTTCTCTGACAGCGTCGGCGGGAAAGCACCACTGGTCGGAAACTATCTCAAATCGAAGGAATACCAGCAGGCCGAACAGGCGGGGCGGGAGTGGATGATGTCCATCCTCCGTAAGGACACCGGCGCCGCTATCACCAAAGAAGAAGAATCCATCTACGGCGATATGTATCTGCCGCGTCCCGGCGACGATAAAGCTGTGCTCACGCAGAAGAAGGCCGCTCGCCAACGGGCAACGCAGGCGATCCAGCTTGGGCTTCCTCCCGAGGCTATCCTGAACCTTGAGCGCGCTGGTGTTTCTCTGGTTCAGGGCGGTGGCAGTACAGAGCCGCAGGCGCAACCTTCGACGCCGGCCCCTCCCACCGGCTTCCGGATCATTGAATAATGCCTATCGCAGTCAATGACCAAACCGGGGAAACGATGTTTCTCGGCGATGACGGCAACTGGCAGAAGGCCAAAACCGCCGTCAATCCGCAGACCAAGGAAATGCTCGCCTATGATGGAAAGGCGTGGCAGCCGGTCCCACAGCAATCCAAGGGCGTCCTTGGCTATGTAGACGATGCGGTCCGTTCGCTCGCTTCTGGTATGACCTTCGGATGGGCGGATGAGCTGTCGGCCAAGACAAATGAGCTGGTCGGCAACGGGACCTATGAGGAAAACCTTGCCGCCGAGCAGCGGCGCGATCAGCAGATCCCCACAGCTATCAAAGTGCCCGGAGAGATTGGCGGGGCTGTTGCCGGAACGCTGGCCACGTTGCCTGCATCGGGAGCAGCGGCGGCGGCAACGGGACTATCTAAACTTCCGACCGTCGCCAGAATGGCTCTTGGCGGGGCGGCTGGGGGCGCTGCTTACGGTGCCGGTGAGGCAAATCCTGGGGAAAGACTCAAAGGGGCCGGTTCCGGCGCTCTTATTGGCGGGGTGGTCGGGGCGGCTTTGCCTCACACGATGAGGGCGGCTGGTGGGGTTGTGAATGCAGTCCGGGGCGCCATTTCCCCCCGCGCCAATGTTGCCGCTGATCTCGGTCGGGCCATCATGCGAGACGCGGACACTCCGGCGGCTCTCATGTCCCGAACGCAAGAATTGCAGGCCGCCCGTCCCGGTGTCGCCGCGCTGGCGGATGCCGGTGGTGAGAACGTCCGGGGCCTGGTGGAACGTGTAGCCCAAACGCCAGGTGCCGGCCGCACCATAGTCGTCCCTGCCCTGACAGGTCGCCAGCAGGGACAGATGGCACGCTTGAGCACTGACCTGCGCCAGCTAACCGGCACCAGCAAGACTGCACATCAGGCCATTCAGGATACGATGGCAGAACGGGCGAAAGCGGCCCGCCCCCTCTACGATGAAGCCTTCAACTTCAATGCTCGAACCGCTCCGGAAATTGAGCAGGCTTGGAACCGGATCACCAGTACCGGTTGGGGCCAGCATGTTCTACGCAGCCCCGATTTCCGGAAAACGCTACAAACCGAGTACGGGATTGCAGACGTTAGAAACGCGCCTCTCATGGTCCAGATCGATGCGTGGAAGAAGCAGGTCGATGGTATAGTTGGAGAAGCCGTCCGTAAGGGGAACGCTAATCAGTCGCGCGTCCTCTCCGCAATGCGCGATGACCTTATCGGCGTCGTCGATCAGCATAATCCGGCCTATGCGGCTGCCCGGAACGCATGGGCTGGCCCATCCCGATATTTGGACGCGGTGGAGGAAGGTCGCAAAATCTTCGATACCAAGATAGGTGCGGAAGAACTGCGATCTGCCTTGCAACATATGCCTGAGGCCGAACGGGAGGCATTCCGCATCGGCGCTGTCTCATCCATGCTTGGCAAGATGGGCAATGACACCGCGAAGATGGGGGATATGACCAAGTATTTCCGCTCGCCCGAAATGCGGGCGAAGGTTGCTGCCATCATGCCGGACGAGGCGGCGGCGGCCAAATGGGCGGACAGGCTCAACTTCGAGGTGTCATCGTCAGAACTGACTAGCCGTGCGCTAGGAAACTCGGCTACGGCCCGTCGCCTTGCCGAACGTCAGGATGCGGATGGGATCGCTGGCGACCTCATCATGGACGCCTTCGCCGGAACGCCGCCAGTCAGCTTGCTGCGGCGGGCAATCGGTACGGTTCCGAAGAAAATCCGGGATACCCTCCGATCAAGGTCGGATGAGGTGCTCGGTGAACTGCTGACAAACCCAGATTCGATGAAGGAGCTTACCCGCGCTATCGAGGCCGTGGGTCGCCGTCAGGCATCGGTTGCTGCCAGACCGGCTAGAGACGCCGCCGCTATCGGCGGGGCTAACTCTTATATGCTGAATGATCAGCGATAGTTGGTGCGGTCGGGATCGATACGCGGAAGCTGGGAATTGGCGTCGTCCTCGCCATCCATGTTGAAGTCCGGCCACCATCCGTAGTGCCAACGGAACATCACAAAGAAAACGAAGTACCCGAACAACGCACCCCCGAGTAATTCGGCAGAGGCAAGTTGTGCGACCTGTGAAACCCCATACAGCAGCAGAACGACGATAGCATTCGCCAGCCAGAACGCCCATCGCGGGAAGTCCATCAAATCCGTCAATCCTTCCAAGCCGTCCTTCTGGGCGGCCTTTTCTCCAAGGAGCCACCCCCATGCGAGATATTCCCGATCTTGAATCCTATAGAGGCAAGGGCATTTCCCTGACCGATGCGATTGCTCTTTGGCATGCTAGCTGGAGCGATCCTTCTGCTGCAACTCAAGAAGAAGTTTCAGCGTCTCCCGAATCTGGCCCATCTGTGCCGCGATGTATTCCAGAGAGCGAGCAACCCGCTCATCGGTGCCAATGTTGTGGCCGGGCATTCCTGCCGGAGTGAACTCGGTTTCCATCTGCGCCTTCCAGCGCTTTACCGCCTGCTGATTCCGCTCCGCTTCGCTGGCCATTCCGGACCCTCCCCTTTTCTCCGGGAAGGTTAGTCCAGACCGCAATCCTGAGTCGAGAACTAACAAGGTCGCCAGCCCGGCGGCCTTTTCTTTTGAGGTCCGCCCGTAATGGCAGTGCTCATCCGCAATTCACTCTTGCCGGTCGTTGATGAAAACGGCCTGCCGCTCGCAGGGGCGAAACTCTACATCTACGCGGCCCAGACGACAACGCCGCTCGCGCTGTTCTCCGATGCTGATTTGGTCACACCGGCGGCCAATCCCATCGTGATTTCCACATCTGGCGTCTGTCCCAAGCGGTATATCGCCCCGGCCAGCTACAAAATTGTTGCGACGCGGGCGGACGGCTCATCCCTGCCTGACTATTCCGGCGACGATATCGACCCCGGCATTCCGCTCGGCGCGGGTGCGCTCGGAATCCCCTTCGGCGGGACCGGTGCCACGGACGCAGGCACGGCCCGGACAAACCTCGGCGTCCCCTCTCAGGGTGAAGTTGATGGGCTGGCCGGAGCGGTCGCCAACGTCACCGGCCTGCTGGTCGGACCGGCCGGCACCCAGATCGGCGCTGGCACCACGGCGCAGCGTCCCGGCAATCCTGACGACGGCAAGCTCCGATACAACACGGACAATGACCGCTTCGAGGGCTACGAGGACGGCGCGTGGCAGGACGTGATGACGACCGGCCAGAAGGCCGATCAGGCCATCATGGAGGCCGCTACCGATAACGACACCTTCGTCCCGCCTGCGATGATGATCCACCACCCCGCCATCCCGAAGGCGTGGGCCCTGATCAAGAATACGTCCAACGGCACCTATACCATCGAGCAGCAATTCGGCTTTTCGGGGTTGGTCAAGAACTCTACGGGCGACCTGACGCTGACGCTGACGAATGCCATGTCCACGGCGGTGTTCCCGGTTGTCCTCGGATATCAATCGTCCTCGACATCCATTCGAACCCTCTATGTCAAGGCGCTGTCCACCACGACAGTCCGGTTTGAGATTCAGAATCCCGGAACCGGCGTCTCTGACACCGGCACGGACTATATCTCGGTCGTCGTCTGGGGTGATCGCTGATGCTGGCCCGCTCCGGATATGGCAGCGGCGGCGCGCTGATGGAAGTCAGCGGCGAGATTGCCGCGAATGCGACGTGGTCCTCCGCCATCTATTTCAGCGCGGCGGGTGTGCCCACGGATCTTACCGGCCTCTCCTTCCGGATGACATTTCGCGCCTGCGACGGTGAGAGCAATCCCAGCCTCACGCTCTCCACGGGCGACGGTAGCCTGTCCATCGGTGACGATGATGACGGCAATCCCTGCGTCCTGAATATCCTCGTGCAGCCGCCCATCAGCCTGCGCGGCGATTACGTCTGCGACCTCGCCTCAACTGATGCTGATGGCGTCGTGACCGCTTGGGCGCATGGCGTCGTGACCTTCCGGCCGAACCCGGTCGCCTTCTAAACCAGAGACATCGCTATGCTTCGATTCAGCCAGCCGACCGGCGCGGCAGCTATCAGCTTGTCCTATTATCTGCGTGGTCCGAAGGGCGCGGATTCTACTGTACCCGGACCGGAGGGGCCACAAGGCGAGCAAGGTCCCCAGGGCCTCCAAGGCGACCCTGGTCCGCAAGGACCTGAAGGACCTCAAGGTCCCGCAGGCCCTGGTGACGGTGACATGAAAGCCGCCAACAATCTTTCTGACGTCTCTGATCCGGCGACTGCCTTCGACAACATCAAGCAGGCCGCGTCTCTGACGGAGACGGGCGTTGTTGAACTTGCAACTCCGACTGAAGAGCAGACCGGAACAGATGCGACACGCGCATCGAACCCAGCCAGCACGTCGGCCACATATTATCCTCTCGCTGGCGGCAAGAACCTGACTGGAGGCGCGACCGCCACGTCCTACGACGCTGGCACGAAGTCGTCAGGAACGTTCACGCCGGACCCGATGCTGGGCAACTTCCAGCACGCGGTGAATGGTGGAGCACACACGCTCGCACCGCCTGCGTCGCCATGCACCATTGTCCTTGAATACACGAACGACGGGAGCGCAGGCTCAGTCACCACGTCTGGCTTTACGAATGTCGCTGGTGACACGCCCACCACCACGAACGGTCACAAGTTCGCGTTGTTCATCACCAAGACGAACAGCTATTCCTCCCTCATCGTGCAGGCCCTGCAATGATCGTCTCCGGCTTCGCGCTTATCTCTCCCGATCAGCAAGAGATCGCTTGGTGGGAGCACATCCCCGGCAGGATCAACATTCCAGAAATCGGTGCTGTCATTTTCGCGGCAGAGGCCGGCTGGTCGCAGTACGGCTACGAGATCGTCTCAGCGGATCGTGAATTCGCCGATCCTGCACCTGTGCGTCGTCTCATTCCGAAGTGGAAGGTGCTGGTTCTTTCCCCCGCTCCGCAAATACGCTCTAGCCGCTGCTCTGACTGCCGCTGCGGCCCTCTCCGTCTATCACAAAGGCCAACGTGACGGCTCCCGCCGCACCCAGAGGAAATGGGACAATGCAGAAGACAGGTCCGCTCAAAAGGGCAAGCAGGCCCGCGATGATGCTCGCCGGGATGTTGATGCTGGCAGGGTGTCAGGCGACAAGTGGTTCAGGGACTAGCGCAGTGTGCGCCGGGCTGGAACCTATCCGCCCATCCCGTTCCGACACCCCCGAAACCATCCGGCAGGTCATGGAGCACAACCGCTTTCTTGAGCGCCGGGGCTGCCTGTGACCGGCGCTCCGGACGGCGAGCGACCGCCACTCGTCGAGCCGAACGGCCTCCTGCTGGACCTCGCCCAAGCCCTCGGCCGGATTGAGGGTCAGAACCAACTGATCCTCCAAGAGCAAGGCAGGGCGAGCGACAGCCGCAAGGACCAATATGAGGCCCTTGAGAAAGTCCGGGCCGATCTTGCAGAGATGACCCATGCCGTAACCGGCGTCACCTCCAGCGTCGCGACCATGAAGCCGGACGTGGAGCAGATGAAGGGCTTTCGATCTCAGGTGGCCTTAGGCATGGTTTTCGTCACCGCCGTCGTCACCGGGGCCATCAACCTGGTCGTCCTCGGCTTCACCAACCTAGGCCACATCAAGATTTGGCTGCGCGAGTTCTTGCGCTAGCCGCGAACCAATCATTTTACCGCGGGAAGATAATCGCGGGAACCCCTCCGCGATTAATTGGTCAGGTGATTATTCTGGCGATTAATCGCGCGATTATTCTGGCGATGAGAGGGGACAAGTAAGAACAGACCACGAAGAAAAGTTCAGGGTTCCGGCTCGACCCTGAACAAACGGTCCTGATGAATCTTGTTAAGTGATTGATATCGTGGCGGGAGCGACGGGGCTCGAACCCGCGACCTCCGGCGTGACAGGCCGGCACTCTAACCAACTGAGCTACGCCCCCGCGGGCGATGTGAGGGGGATTAAAGGGGTGGCTGCGCCAAGTCAAGCCAGCATTGTGGCAAGATGTGCAGATCGCTTGCCCCGCGCGTCCGGCGGGGCCCGCCCCCCGCCCGGCAGCCACAAACCCTTATAAGACCGGGACTTTTCCCGTCCTATTTCAAGAAACCCCTGTCCCATGGGGACAACCGCCGTTCCCAATCCCCACCGAATCATCTAAGGCGTCGAGAGTGTCGATTCCACGGCACTTTCCGAACGAGGAGGGTCAGCACATGGCCAAAGCGGCGAAGAAAGCGGCGACGCCCGCGACCGTCACCCTGAAACACCTCGCGGCCCAGCTCGCGAGCGACTACGAGATTTCGAAGAAGCAGTCCGAGCAGATGCTCGGTGACACCATCGCCCTGATGGTCAAGCATCTGAAGAAGGGCGATCGCGTCCGCATCGGCGGCCTCGGCATCCTCCAGGTCCGCAAGCGCGCCGCCCGCATGGGCCGCAATCCGGCCACGGGTGAGCCGATCCAGATCAAGGCCAGCAAGAAAGTCGCTTTCCGCGCCTCCAAGGAACTCAAGGACGCGATCTGACGTCCGGTCCGACGGTTGCGGCGGATCGCCCGCCTCGCCTATCCGATCAAAGCCGCCGCCGGCCATGATGCCGCCGCCGGCTTTGATCGCGACAGTATGAACTACCGGACCTTCTCCCGGATGTGACGACGTCACAGACGACTTGGAGAAGATGCGCTGCCAGCGTGCCTCGGCAGGATTCAACAGCCGCACGTTCCGTCAGCCGGCGCTACAACCGGAAATCAACGGAAACGCTGTCGGCCCGCGGATGCTCTGCCCCGCGAGAATATGAACATATCGGGAGCTTCGCGAGCCCCGGCCACACCACATCGCGGACGGCAATGGCCGCCGGTGTCCAAGTGGGGCGGCCGTGCCTGGATGACGGCACATGGTACGGCGGCGCGCCCTCTCCGGCATCGCTCCAGGATATCCCGGCCTCGGCCATGAAGTGACATCACACCGTGAGGATTTCCCTCACCCGTGCTCGACGGCCAACATCGGACCTGCCGGACCTGCCCCTATAGGTGACCTGCCCGGTCCCTCCCGGGCCCGTTGCAATGCCGGTTTGAGCAGCGCAAGGCCGCCGCCAAGGCGGTCTGGCTCCGAAGGCCGGAAGGCGGATGCAGAGGCAAACTCAGCGGCAGGTGCAGGAGCATCACGCAACAAGCAGAGGGGCAGCACGGCCCCTCACAATGGCCGGGATGAACGTCCCCTCACCCGTCGGCATCCTGCCATGCCGCTCGCCGGCTCATCAGGATCAGCGCGGCCGCCGGGCAAGACCCATGCAGGCCAGCGCGGCGCGGCCGAAGGCTCCATAAGGGCTAGCCAGAGTCTCACAGATTTCGAAGTGGTTCAGTCCGGCTGCCTCGAGAAACTCGGTCTGTTTCCCGGCCGCCTTGAGCGCAGCCGCAAAATCCCGGCCCTGGCGGATAAATTCCGGAGACTCGCAAGCCCCCACCAGCACCGTGATGGGGCAATGCACATGCTCCAGCCGGCGCTGGCTGCTGAGCGCCTCGACCATCGCATCGGTGAAGTTCACATATTTCGAGCGGGCGGAGCGCCGCACCGGCTCAAGGTCATACATGCCGGAACACACAACCCCGCCTTTCAGCACGGTGTTCGGCAGGCCATGGTCTGCCGCCCAGTCCGTCGTCAGCGTAACGCCGGCGATATGCGCCCCGGAAGAATGGCCGAACAGGTAAAGCCGTTCGGAATCCCCGCCGAACAGCGCGGCATTGCGATAGACCCAGGCCACCGCGCGGCGCACCTGCGCCACCATGGGCATCAGGTCCCCGCCCGCGTCGTCCACATTGGTGAAATCGAGAACGACGTAATGCGCGCCCGCATCGAGAAACGTTTCGGCGGGGAAAGCAAAATTGGCCGCACGGCCGACACGCCAGGCACCGCCGTGAACGAAAATAGCCACCGGCGCGTTGGGTTCGGCGCAACGGAACACCTCGAGCGTTTCAATCGGCGTCTCGCCATAGGCGAAGCGCTCCGGCTCGCCGAGTAGCTGTCGGGCCTGTTCGCTGGCGCTGTCGCGCCGGATCTGGACCAGTCCCTGATTGGGAGCCCAGACGGACTGATCATAGGCCCGGTCCAGAGCCGCCTGGTCCATATCCAGCCAGACCAGCAGTTCTTCGGCGCTGGTCACGGTGGGCGGCTGGACGGAATGCACGGCACTGGTCATGGCGCTGCCTCGTTCTCGCAGGATCTGCAGAGACGTTCATCGCATGGGCCTGCCGCCACCCGCAACCACTCAACCGGTGAGGTTCCACTTTACTTCGCGGCCGCCCTGAAGCCTGATAGCCGGCAAGGGCTTGGTGACGAGGCCCGATCCATACCCCGGGAGACCAATCTGACCGCCGCATCCGCAACAGTTCCCGTCATCGTCATCGCGGTTCCCGGGCTGATCGATGCCGAAACGCTTGATGCCGACAGGCAGGCGGTGCACAGCGTCGATCCGCAGGCGGAGATCGTTGGAACGATTCCCGAAGGGCTGATCGAAATTCGCGGCTCTGCCGCCAGGGCAGCTTATATTGCCGCCATCGAACAGGCCGGCTTCCAGGCGATGCCCTCGCATCGGGGGCCGCGGCGGGTGCGGCCACGCGGCCTTGGCCGGCTGGTCGGCCGCTCCATTGGCTGGGGCCTGGCCTGGGCCGTGCTCCTGCCGCTCCTCGGCTTCGGCGTGATGCTGCTCGTCATCACATACAATCCCTCGTGCCAGGCACCGGGCGATTCCGGAGGCTGCTATACGGGCCTCTTCACCGGGGCGCCCCTGCTGGCGCTGCCCGGGGCCATTCTTGGCCTGTTCGTCACGCTCATGCGCGGCCTGCGCCGCATCCGGCACGAACAGGGCATAACCACATGGTTCTGAGGCGGCATGCTGGCGGCGACCCTCTCCCCTGCGTCGCAGGCCGTTCCGCCCGGGGTCCGGAGTCGATTGCACCCGTGGGTGATTAAGGCCGCAATAAGCGGTTGCAGCGAGCAAGTTTCGAGCGAGCTTGTCTTAGCGAATGGCGACACGCCGTAGAGGATCGGAGTCGCCGGCGGGCGGTTGAAGGGATCACCGCCTCCGCGCCCCGAGCTGCAATCGCCGCGCGGATAGTGCTGCTATCATAGCCCTGCCGGCGATGACCCGCTCGAAGCGGCCTTTGGCTTTCTCAAGCAAGCCGACCGCCATGGTCGCGTCATTGATGTTCCCCGCTGAGAGCATGAGCAGGCGCGGTCGGCCTTGGGCATCGGTCGGTCCACGGAGCTTGCCGGTCCGTCCGCCGAGCGGTCCGACTTGATGTCGGTGGCGTCGCTGGCGACCGTTCCCCACACGCCACCCGTGGACCGGCACGCCGGCAGGAGTTCGATCCGGCCCTCGCCGCCGAACCTTCCCCACCAAGCCCGCTTCCGCATCCCGCATGGTTGACGAGACGTAACGCTGATCCCGCATAACGAGCCCGATCCGCTAACCGCGCATTGACTCAGATCCATCTCGACGCGGCTTTACGCGATCGGATTCACCCAAAATTAGACGCGGCGCGATTGGCTATCGGCACAGCCGGCGGACTCTCATGCGAGACCGGCAGCGGAAGGCTCCATGCGCGACACTCTCACCGCCTCACTCGGCACTCCGGCGCGCGGCCATGCCCGCCCGGGCCGGCGTCATGTGATGGATTTTGCGGAGGTGCCCAAGGCCGCCTGGCATGCGCTCACGGCGCGCAGCCTCGGCGCCAACGCCTTCTACAATCCGGACTGGGCCTGCGCCGCCGCCCGGCACGCCCGAAACCACGCCGGCGGCCGCGTCCTGCTCGCCTGGGATCG